CCACGTAGTCGCCATCCTTCTTGCAGTAGTTGGCGGCTTGATCGCTTGTTCCTCGCGCAACCTCGAGGTGGCAGCGTTCACCAGCGAGGGATTTAACTGAAGTAAGTCGCTTGCGCGAAGTAAAGATGATGAATCCTTGGATGTGCGGAGTCCCGGACTCTCCGGTTTCATATCCGAGGACACCATATTTAACAATATCGGTTTGGATTAATGCGACGAGGGCGTCGCGTTCATCAGGAGTAAAGTTATTTAGGGTTAACACCCATCGTTGTGATTGTGGCGGAGCCATTTTGTTTTATGAGCATGAGAAGAGAAGTGCGGAGGTAATACTGTCTCCGCACTACTCTCATAAAAACCATGTCGCGTTATGTTACTCCCGTAAAGAACATAATCAAACGCGCATTTACGGACTACAACGAGGCTGCCGGTCACACGGACTACTTCGGGGGACCCGATCCATATTACTTCGTAACGCCTGAACCGTTACGGGAGTATTTGAATAGTCCCGCAAGACAGGTTCAAATTCAAATGAGACCCGCCAAGCGCATGCGCATGTCGATGGTGCGCCGTCGGGGCGGCCGGCGCCGTGTTTTGAAATTCAAACGATCCCGCAAACGCGCTCGCCGATCGTGGAAGGTGAAGGCACGTGCCGAGGTCGGTAGACCGCGGACAACGTTAATACCAACAAAGACACGCTTTGCGTTCCAAGGAGACGATCTGTACGATGCAGGCAACTTGTATCAGGCGCCGATTAACGGGCCGATTCCCGTTGGGGTTACGCGTTCGGAGAGGGTGGCGGATACGGTTGATTTCAGAGGAGTTAGGTCAACAATGATTTTTCGAAACGCGTCGGCATTGCCGGTTTCGATTAATTTAGTTTGGGTGGTGGCAAAGACTGCTGATGCATTGTCCATTAAGGCCAATCCGACAGCTCCACAAATTGATGGCAATTTATTTTTCAGGGGAGTCACCGGGCCAAGGACCGTTGCTTTTTCTGTGTTGAATGGTATAAACAGTATTTATCGTCCAATTAATTCTGACGACTTTGCCGTGATTAAAAGAAAGAGATTTCTTTTGCCGGGACAGACCGAATATGACGGATCGTGCTGCAACATCAAACGTCTAAAGACATACGTTAAGATTAACCGTCAACAGGTTTACGACGAAGAAGCTGACACATACCCGAAGGACGGTCAGTTGTTCTTCGTTTGGTGGGTACAGACTGCATTTGCGGCGGCGGGGAATGCCTCGCCTAATTTGATACAAATGCAACATAACCATATGATGGTATGGAAAGACCCTTAAGTTAATAGTTCACCGGTTTAGAGTTTTTTAGAAACAGTGTTGTGGGCCCCGCGTGTCCTTTGGAAATCGGGGGGGGGCCCTGTGGCCCGCGCCAAACCTCGCGCCAAGCGCGAGGTGGCGCAACCCCCCTCACTCCTTAGCAGTGCTTATAGTTCATCTAATACGTGAGTGAATTCACCCGATTATTTAAATCCTCGGGCATATTTAAGTCCCCAAGAAGTGTTTCTTTGAATCGGTCGCGCGAAAGTTTGTTATAGTCCGGTAGTTCGTTGCACATAACAACCACGTGCGCTTGTTGTTCCATCTGTTTAGTCATCGAATCGTATTTTGGTGAAAAGATCATGCCGTCCTTTACGGACTCCAAGAAACTGTACTGCAAGTACTCCATACATCCTCGAGGACAATTGACAAAGACCACTCTGGAATCAGTTCGAAGACAGTGAGCAAGGTCGTCACGTTTACCAACGGACAACATCTGGCACGTGCCAGGATTTTTAAACATATAGTACTTAATGAACCAAGTTTTGCCGTTATTACCTTCTGGATCAATTACGAATCGAATGGATCGGTCGTCTGGCTCGCCATCGAGCTCTGACTCGAGTTCTCGCTGCCAATCTCTAAGTTCTCCAATTTCGCGTGAAGGCGGTTGATAGAGTTCATCAATAGCGTGAATAACGGACGAGCGATATCGTCCGACGAGGGAAGGGAAGTGGTCCCAAAGTTCTCCAAGGGTAGGTCGCGAAACGGCCTGCTTGATGTAGTCGCGTAAGTCCTCCCAGTCATTCCGTTTGCCCTGGTCCGGGCCAACGGCGTAGGAGCCGTGCTCCACGTAGTCGCCATCCTTCTTGCAGTAGTTGGCGGCTTGATCGCTTGTTCCTCGCGCAACCTCGAGGTGGCAGCGTTCACCAGCGAGGGATTTAACTGAAGTAAGTCGCTTGCGCGAAGT